ATCAGATGCTGTTATAACTCTCTTAAATACCTTTGTAACCCCATTGATAACTGGCTCACGTTTTGTTAAAGTATAATTAATAACTATATTATTTAACTTATTTGGTATAACTGTCCTATTTGGAAGACCCTGTCCATCATAATCTGATGAAAAATCAATATCATTTATGCTTTCAAAAATAACACCATTACCCAAAACTTGTGCACCTCTCTCAAGAATACCAGCATATCTTGCATCTGGCTTATCTCCAAATGGGGGAACAGTTATTGAAAAATCACATAAGGTCAATGAAGGTCTTTGTCCTGGTATTTTTAGTCCATATGTTCTTGCTATATTATATATGGATGATTTTTGTTGTGCATATTGCAAAACTGTTTCTTGCAAACTCCTATCAATATGATAATGCAAATTGTCAGCAACTGCCGCATTCAAATCAAGGAATACTGAAAATATGGATGCATCATTAAAATCATTAATCAAGTCAGGATAATATGTCCTAACATAATTTAATAATTCAGTTCTTATGCTCTGAAAATCCCTAACACCATATGATATTTTTCTATCTGACATATTATATATTTATTACGACAAATTCACTACCTGAAAAACTATTGTTATTTGTAGTGTATTCTATTTTTATTTTTGCTGTATTTTGATATGTGCCATTACCAGGCGAACGATAAACCTTATCCCTTGATGATAACCCCACATCATCCACACTCAATCTGTTTCCTTGAACCTCCTCATTCTGATCCAAAGGCTCAATGATTATCTTGTTGATAACCAAATTTGGTATATACTTTGCAACAGAATCCCTAATATCATTTTCAATCACATCAAATGAAACAACATCCAATGGTTCAAATAGAAATTCATATAATCTTGTCCCAAAATCTGGTAAATAATATCTACTACCTTTTCTTGTTAATAACAAATGCAATAAAGATGCTCTAATCTCATCTGAAGCAGTTTCTGTCATCTTTAAGGCATCACCCCTAAGTGATGTATCAAAGGGGAAATCAACACCATATGTAAAACCTTCAGCCATTATAACTCATTTAAATATAAATATATCTTTTTCACAAATTTGTAAACTATTTTAATTTATTGTATATTTATATGAAAAAAAATTATGAAAACCATAAGATTAACAGAAGCTGGTTTAAATAAACTAGTTAAAAGAATTGTTGAACAAGGATTATTTGGTGGTGGTGTAGATGGCCCCGACCCAGATAAGTTGGCAGCAACCCTAAAAGTTGAAGATATTGACTTCCAAGAACTATTTATTGGGTTAGCTAGTTTAGCAAAAAACGACTTATCAACCCACCTTAAATACTTTAGAGGCGTTGTTGAAAGATGGGATGGACCAAAAGAGATTATGCAACGTAATAATATAATTCCTAGAAATTCAAGCTCTGAAGCATTGGCAGATACTCTATCAGTTGATGATATTAATTTTAAAAAACTATTCATTGGTTTAGCATATTTATCCCAACGTGATAGACAAACCTATTCTAAATATTTTAGATATGCTGTCCCTAAATGGGAATCAAGAAAAGAAGCCCCTAAGACCATAAGATATTTTTAGGTAATTCTAAATAAAAAATTTGTAAACTATTTTAATTTATTGTATATTTATATAAAAAAAATTATGAGAACAGTAAGATTAACAGAAGCTGGTTTAAATAAACTAGTAAAGAGAATTGTTGAAGAAAAAGGAAGTGAAGGTCATTTTATGGACTACCATAAAGAAGGTAAAGCAAAAACTGGCAAAAAAGCACTATCTATGATTAAAAAAATCACAGATAAACTTTCAACAATGAAAGATAAATTTGATAATAGTAATTTTGCATTTAGTGAAGCTGATGTAAAAAAACTTGAAAGTATTTATGACACATTGAGTGGCAAATAAGTTTAAATCAATACTATTATTAAAAACCCCCAATTCTAAATTAATAGGTTGGGGGTTTTTTATTTAACAAATTGTATCAAATCTATGATTCACAACTCACACACTCATTAATATTTCTTGCAAATGATTGTGCTGAACTCTGGCTAAACTGATAGTAAAGCGTCTTAACCCCCTCTTCATGTGCATATAGATATAATTGATTTATATCCTTTGCTGGAACTGATGGGTGTATCATCAAATTTAATGACTGTGATTGGTCAATAAATTTTTGCCTCTGTGCTGCTTGTAATATCAATTCTTTTGGTGATATTTCAATAAATGATTTAAACACCTCTTTTGTGGGAAAATCCAAATGCTGAACCGATCCATCTTTCTTTAAAATGCTTTCCCAGGTTTCTGGTGTATTTAAACCATACTTATCCAATTCAATTTCCAAAAATGGATTCTTATAAATTGTTTTTGATTTTGCCAAATCTTTAATAAAATAATTTGATTTGATTGGCTCAATACCCATACTTACTTGTCCCAGAATAAAAGAACTTGACTTGGTTGGGGCAATAGCAATTAATGTTGTGTTGGCATAACCTTCTCTTAAACATTCATATCCCTTCTCTTCATATAAATATTTTGAAGCCAATTCAGATTTTTCTTTAATTGTTTTAAATATTTGATGATTTAATTGCTTCGCCATCAAAGATTCAAATTGAATTAATTTTGATTGGAATAATGAATGATAACCCAAAACACCCAACCCAATTGCTCTATGTTGGGATGCAAATCTATTAGCCCTTTTCATACCAGCCATTTTACCTGACTTCAATATAAATTCATCCATAACTGCATTTAAGAACATAGTATAAACCTCAATTGCATCAGTCTCAATTATCTCATCCCAATGAAGTAAATTTAATGAACCTAAACAACAAACAAATGAGTTTAATGAATCTGTTGGCAATTGAATCTCGGAGCACAAGTTACTTGCAGTTATCTCCATACCCAACTCTTTGTATGGGGTATTGTTGTTTGAGTTATCCTTGAACATAATATATGGAAACCCAAACTCATTACGTCTTTGAATAATCTTTGCCCAGATTTTTCTCTTGCTTGGGTCACCCCCCTTCATATCATTAATCCAATTATCTGTAACAGTAACACCATATTGTAAATTCTGGATTGGATTGCCCTCTGATCCAATATCAAGAAACTCCATAATATCCTCATGCTCAACTGGCAACCAAACCGCGCACGCACCCCTTCTTGCCTCTGATTGTTTGCAAACATCAACAACTGTGTCATACACCCTTGCATAATGCACAGGTCCATCAGCAGTCCCACCTGTTGATATTTTGCTACCTCTTGCTCTAATATTACCTAAATAAGCACTAGTTCCACCACCATATTTTGACATCATCCCAATCTCTCTTCCAGCATTTAAAATGCTATCTAATGTGTCATCAATATTGGATCCATAACAAGATATGGGTAAACCCTTCTCTTTGCCAAAATTAATCCACACTGGTGTAGAAAGGCTATAAAACCCCCTTGCCATATAATCCTCAAACTTAACAGCAAACCCATCAATTTTTAAATATTCTTCTGCTTTATTTGCAATATCTTTAATCCTTTGCTCGGGGGTCTCATTTATATACCCCCTTGATAAGAAAAGCCTACTCTCATCATTTAACCAATAATATTTTTCTTTATTCATTATATTTGTTTTTTAAAATAAATCATCTTCTGTTATGCTCTTACTTTTTTTATTGTAATCTATACTTTTTTTATAAAAGAAATCCCCCTCCTTTGTTGATAAAATCTCCACATCAAACCATAATGTCTTCTCAATCTCTGTAAAATCAACCTCAAATACTGGCTTCATTCCAATTCTACTTAATGAATTGTTAAATCTATTCTGAATGAAATGTTTAATTGTATCTTTTGACAAGAAACTTAATTCACCATTCTCAAATATCCAATCCAATATTCCACATTCAGCAGCATATGCTTTATGACAAGCAGAAACAATCAATTCCTCAAATTCTGCATCAAACCATTCTGGGTTTTCTTCCTTGATAATATTGATAAGTTCTGATCCAAAATTGCCATGAATTTCTTCCTCCTTTGAGGTTGCCTCAACCACATTTGAAATACCCTTGAATAGATTTTTCTCCTTGTTAAAGGACATCATAATCAAAAACTGACTAAATAAACTCACATGCTCAATAAATAATGAAAATAATAATACAGACTTTGTGTACATCTTATTCTCCTTACTCCTTGTTCCATCCAAATATTTTGATAGATAACGAATTCTATTCTTTATGGCAGGGATTTCAATAACTGATTTAAACTCATCTTCTAATCCAAGAATTCGTAATAATTGTGCATAAGCATCCTTATGTCTCACTTCCGAGTTTCCTGATATTAAAACTTTATTATTATATCTTGTTATAATAACCCCTGTTGGAACAGTGACACAATAAATATTACCATCATAATCCTCAATAGTTGGTCTGTATGTTATTGAGGAATAAGGTTCTACATTTACAAAATTAATAGCATAAACATCTTTATAAGAATCTTTCCTATTATCTACTGAAGTCCCCATATTAGCCCTATACCCTGCTAAAAATCCTATTGCCTGAACCTTATCTGCACATGATTTATTAGTGGTTGAATATCTAATAAGACAATTCTTGGCATTACCCTTACCTTCTAATCTAGTCCCATCCCATTCAATCAATTCTTCAATAAAGGAATTACACCACTTTTCAGACTTATCAGATAAATCAACCCAATCAAATTGTTTAAGATCATAATCAATTGGAAAATCTATATCATACTTAATATAACCAGGTCTTGAATCATTATACTCTCTATAAGTTAATCCAGATTCTAAAATAAGGTTTTTAAGTCTAATTTTTTTCCTTTCTTTTTTAACCCCAATTTCATATGTATGAGTATTTGAATCTGAACCTCTTCTAACCTTCTCACCATTTTTATTCCAAAATTTAGCAGAACCATCTGCTTGAATTGCTATTCTCAATCTTTCAATTGTTGTCAATTCATCAACCCCCTCATTAGCAAATTTACCAGAAAAAGGTAGTTTCATATCACTACTAAAAGCATTAATATCCTTAATTGCCCTCTTTATAATATTACCACTCCTTGTCTTATAGTAAATGTTATGATTGGGGGTAAGTAATGCACTATAAGTCTGGTTATCAATCCTGTGCATTTTACCCTTATAAGGTTCATTTATAACATTACTAGGTAACACAGAAGTCATAGTATTTGTATCCAAATCATATTGGATAACCTCTGTGTTGGCATTAACATCCTTAAAATTAACCCACCCTTTTGGGGTTAATATTTCTGTGCCTTCACCATGACACTCGGCAAATGTCATACCAACATCACCAATTTCAGTTATAGGCATTCTCTTGTATAAGTCAGCCCAGAATGTTTTGACATTCACCTCAATCTGGGCAATAGCCAACATTGACCTTTTAATAACTTCTCTCTCCTCATTTGATATTTTTGTCTTATAATCATCAATATCAGTTGTGAAATTAAATTCGCTGTGCAGCCAGTAAGCATGTCTTATAGCATCCTTATATGCTAATAAAGATGGATATTCATAAGGCAAAATATTTACCCTCTTTTCAAAAATGTTCTTCATATTCCTTTTTTTATTTGGTTAAGATAAATATAAAACCATAAAATAAAAGTATTCAATTTTAATTATAAAATCAAATTTTTACAAAAAATTATCATTAGTATTTTTCTTAACCAATAATTCCTTAATCCTTTCTTTCTTACGTTCAACTTGTTGTTCTTCAAATCCAAGGAATGTTGCAGTTGTATCTGTATCAATTTCAAGCATTTCATTATCAAACTTGCAATTCTCAAATACTATACCATCTTTTCCAATCCTTGATTTGGTAATAGCAACTGTGGCCAAATTCATCTCCTTTTGTTGAAGACTTTTTGCAATACTAATGATAACATGACCTACTTGTGCTTTCTTTAT